TAACTGCGGCATAGTTCATAATGTTTCCTAATAAATAAATAAATAAGTTGCCACTAAATTAACAAGCTACTGTGAGCCGCATGATGCTCAAATTTCAAATGAATTTACTGCTTTAATCGGGTAGCCAGACTTGTTTTTAAGTCTGGCTACCGTCTTTATTTCAATCCTGCTTTTTTTAAAATATCTCTTAGTGTTCCAATCGGGATATCTTTTTCAGGATGTTTTACTGTTATCAGGAGTGGGCTGTTTTCATTTCTGAAGTGATGGTGACTTCCTTTACATCTCACTTCACGCCAACCTAGTTCTTCTAACTTCTTTATCAATTCACTTGAATTCATGCGACTCCTTTCGTGTTGTTGATGTGTGTAATTATACACACGAATACACACGGAGTAAAGTATTTTTGTGTAGTTTTGTGTATTTATTTTTTATTTAAATCAGCCTTCTAATTACCTGAAATATTTCTTATCCGCTGCTGTTTGTCATAATCATCCCTGCAATCCTTGTTACAGAAAACCATTCCAATATCGACCTGTTCATCGCAAAACGCGCAGTGCCCATCGCTATGCAACTGGGTATGACGGCTGGCATTAGCAATCGCTGAATTAATGAAGGTTTCAATGTTTTTATCTGATACGTCGGCAATGTCGCTCATGATTTATTTCCGTTGGCTTGTGTTAATTTGTAGGGAGTGAAGCTGACAACTTCTTCGCCTAGCCACTCGTTCAGCTCTTTAAAACGTGCCTGCAACGGCTCCAGCTCATTGAGCGCAAAAACATTGGCCGCTGGTTCCACCGCACCGAATCCACCGGTGTTGCTCGGTACCAGACCAAGTAACTGCGGTGGTACACGATGTGCTGCAAGCATGTCGTCACGTGTCACACTCTTAATGTTGAAAAATTCGTCTTTGGCCGCGACTTCGGATACCGGCAGGATCTGGATGCCGTCTTTTTTACCGTTCGGTGCATACATGAAAACGTTCCGGAAATTGCCCGGCCCTTTACTTTCACGTAGCGCCTTCCGTAGTTCGTCAACGTCAGTCTGGTTCTGTGCCGCATCAGTCATATAAAGAATGAATCCGGCGTGCGAACCATTCTGGTAATACTTGCGACGAAACAGCGTTGCTGCTTCATTCAGCCATGCGCTATGCAAGGCGCTCAGGTACTCCGGAAGGCCGTAGATTTCCTGATTGATGTCTGCTTCCATCAAATGAAAAATTGCCCCCGGTTCAAACTCATGTTCTTCCTTCCAGCCGTGCATATACAGATAAGCACTCAGATCATCGGTACGGCGGCGAGTGTATTTTGCAAGTGTAGGTTTCAGCGATAAGGTACCGCCAAGCCGGTTTTTTACACGCTCAAGATAGCCATTGCCAAACACCAGAAAATCCAGTGCCCAGCGTGCAAATGTCTCCCGCGTCAGCAGCCGATGTGGCACAAACGTTGACGCCAACAGATTGCGCTTCGCATATATTGCAGAGCTGTGATGCACACTCGCACGAAAAGACCTGGCAAGGCCATCCCAGCTCAAAGGCGGCTCAAAATAGCGACCGTTTGACCAGCATTCGATATAACTCAGTATTTCAGCCTTATCGAGTACGGGTGTTGGTTCACCAAACGTAAATGCCTCCACCGCAGATGGTTTTTCTATGACGGGCACATCATCAACTGCGCTATATTCTGAATTGCGCCGTGCGCGTTTATCTCTGCGTTTCATGACGTATAAATCTCCATAAAGGATTGACTGTTATTGACGCCGCCATCTAACGGCTCATGATCAAGCGCGTGCATACACGCCCACGCCAGATCCGCGTGGCCGGTTTCCTCATTGCGGTCAGCTTTGTAGGTCACGTGCTGGCCGCTGGCGGTCAGTGTTTTTTTGATTGACATGAACGATTGCGCAAGGTCAGTGGCACCGGCATCAAATTCCAGACGCCCCTTGCTGATCACATCTTTGGCCTTAATCACCATCCGGCTTTTGACTGCCGGGTCATAATTAATCTTGGTCACCGCAGGGTAAAAATTCTTCACCAACTGATAGACGCCTTCGCCCATACCCGTGGCATCAATACCGATGAACCCAACGTGATAGCGAATCGTCGCCTGCCGGATCGCTTCGGCTTGCGCGGCAAAATCCATCCCCCGGAACTGAACCTTTTCAAGTACGCGAAATTTCCCGCCAGCCATGCGCGGTGGCGCGAGAACAACCAGACCAGCACTGTCGCCAGTAAATGCCGGGTCATATCCAATCCATACCGGGTTGTCGCCATAAGGCCGCGTGGTGAAAGGCTTAAAATCAGTCCAGTCAACCCACGCATCCACCATGCATTTTTGTAGATCGGTGAGAGGGAAAACCGATTCCGTATCGTCGATAAAATTGCACATCAACAGATTGTCGAATTGGTCTGGGCTGTATTCGTAAGTGCGCAATTCTTCGATATCAAACAGATTGCAGCCACCACGCTCCGCATCCATGATCGTCACGATCTGACGCCAGATTTTGTCCTCACCCGTAAAGCCACTTTGCAAGCGAGAGTGGCTGACATCAATTTTTACCTGATCTTTTTTAGGGCGGCGTTTATTGAACAGATCACCCGTCCAGAACGGGTAAGCCTCATGCGAAATGCTCGAGGGAGTTGAGAAATAGGTTTTACGCCACTGCTTATGCAAGGCCATGCCAGAGGCGACCTTGTTCAATTCCTGAAATTTATGCGTCCAGAAAAATTCATCAAAATAGAAATTGCCGTGATAACCCTGTGCCGTTCGTGCATTCGTCCCGAGAAAATATAAATGCGCCCCATTCGGCAAAACAATAGGGTCACCGGCCAGTTCAATGCCTGCAGCCTCTTTTGCAAACTGAATGATGTATTGCTTAAAGACGTGCGCCTGCGCCTTCGACGCCGATAGAAAAATTTGATTCCGCCCGGTTTCCATTGCGTCCGCCAGCGCCTCCCGTGCGAAATACCAGGTCGCACCGATCTGCCGCGATTTCAGAATCACACGGGTACGCTGATGCCCGTTACGCAACCACACCTTTTGATAATCGAACAGAGAGTCGCGGAAAGACTCCAGCAACTGATCCCGTTGCTCCTCGCTGTAATCATTGCGAGAAGGCTTCTTCTTTGGTTCGGCGTTGCGGTTTGCCAGCTTGGGATTTAAGTCAACTTCATTGCCGCCCGGTTGCTCATAACGGCGCACGCGCGCCATCTGCACCACCTGCCGCGTCAGCAAATCAATCTCTTTAAAATCGCCACCCGTCTTTTGATCTTTGGCAATCAACTGCACCAGCCGGGCTTCTAACGACGATTCGATTTTTTCAATAACAGGCGCATCATTCCACTTGTCGCGGTCGCACCAGCTTTGCACTGTGCTGCGCTTGATATCGAGATGCCGGGCAATAGACGAAACCCGCCAACCCTGAAAATACAGCATCCGCGCCTGCCGCCGTAAATCTGCATCGGGATCGCATTTGGGGCGCGTATGCGTCAACAGAGTGTCATCGTCGTCACTGTTTTCGGTCGCAGCATCTATCGTCAATTCGTCGGCATCTTCAATCATGCCGCAAGCGTAGGGGCTTTGCGCGTGCGAAGGCAGCACCCATGAGTTGATAAGAATTTTACCAACCCAGCACACATTGATAGCGCAGGCAGCAAGCCCGACCATGTGGGCTTCTTCCCCTCAATGTCTGCCTAAATCATCATGACAAAAAAATACACCTCTAAATTTTTCCGGGTCGCACTGGAAGGTGCAACCACCGATGGCCGCAAGATCGAACGCAGCTGGATCGAGCAAATGGCTAAGAATTTTGACCCGATAAAATACGGCGCACGCATTTGGATGGAGCATATTCGCGGCACATTGCCAGATAGCCAGTTCCGTGCGTATGGTGATGTGAAAGCACTCAAGGCAGAAGAAGTGACGATCGATGGCGTTAAAAAGCTCGGCTTGTACGCACAAATCGAACCTACGCCTGATCTGGTGACAATGACTAAGGCAAAGCAAAAAATTTACACCAGCATTGAAATCAATGAAAAATTTGCCGATAGCGGTGAAGCCTACCTAGTTGGCTTAGGCGTTACCGACAGCCCTGCCAGCCTCGGTACAGAAGTGCTCTCATTTGCGGCACAAAACCCGAATGCAAACCCATTTTCGGCGCGCAAAACAAGCCCCGGCAATATGTTCTCAGAAGCAACCGAAGTCACGCTGGAATTTGACGAAGTCGATACCGAAGTCACATCACTCACCAGCAAGGTTAAAGACATTCTCAGCAGCTTTCGCAGCAAAAAAACAGGCGATGAAGCCCGTTTCTCGGATATCACCGAAGCCGTCGAAACCATGCTCACCCACATCGGCAAACAAGACGAACAGTTCAGCGATGCAACAAAACGCATCGTTAAGCTGGAAACCAACCTGAATACCGTCACGACCGAGTTCAACAGCCTCAAGTCAAAACTTGAAGGCGAACCCGCTAATGCGCCACGTAATCTGTCACCCGGCGGCGACGGCCTGCAACAAACCGACTGCTGATTACCCATTCAATCAGTACGACCTTTGTGATTCAAAAATAACCCGGAGAAATCTGCAATGAAAAACACCACACGCGCCGCCTTTAACAGCTTGCTGACCCGTATCGGCACCCTGAACGAAGTCAGCGACGCCACACAAAAATTTGCTGTCACCCCATCAGTACAGCAAAAGCTCGAAACTAAAATTCAGGAATCCAGCGCCTTCCTCAGTAAGATCAACATCATTGGTGTGACTGAGATGGAGGGTGAAAAGCTCAAGCTCGGCATATCCGGCCCCGTTGCAGGTCGTACCGACACCAGCAAGAAAGATCGCCAGACACGCGATCTGACTGATCTCGGTTCCGAAGGTTACAAATGCTTTAAAACCGACTTCGATACGCACCTCCCTTACGCCAAGCTCGACGCATGGGCAAAATTTCCTGATTTCCAGACCCGCATCCGCGACGTCATCGTTCAGCGTCAGGCGCTCGACCGTATGGTGATCGGCTTTCATGGCACCTCCGTTGCCGCCGACACTGACATCGCTGCAAACCCGCTGCTGCAGGACGTCAATAAAGGCTGGCTGCAACAAATGCGTGAGCATGCACCTGAACGTGTACTCGGTTCCGGCAAAACAGCGGGCAAAGTCGTGGTCGGCGCGAATGGTGATTACGCCAACCTTGATGCCGTGGTCTTTGATGCTATTACGTTGCTAGATCCTTGGTACCGTGAAGACGCCGGGTTGGTCGCCATTGTCGGGCGCGAACTCATGCACGATAAATATTTCCCGCTGGTTAATACCAAGCAAACCAATGTCGAAACGCTTGCTGCCGATATCATCATCAGCCAAAAGCGTATCGGTGGTTTGCAAGCCGTCAGCGTGCCGTATTTCCCGCCCAATGCCGTGCTGATCACCCGCTTTGACAACCTGTCTATCTATTTTCAGGAAGGCGCGCGCCGCCGTCAGGTACTCGACAACGCAAAACGCGATCGTATCGAGAACTATGAATCATCGAACGATGCTTACGTCATTGAGCAATATGGCATGACAGCACTGGTCGAACACATAGAAATGGCGGCGTAATCATGGAGCGGCTTTCCCCAGCACAGCGACACTATCAACGCACTGTGGCGGCGAAAGCCGCTGCCACAACTGCCTACGGTGAAACCGTCACCGGCAGTGACTATGACCTCATCTTCGCCAAACTGATCAGCGACAAACAACGCTTAAAGAATATCCAGTCCATCCAGCGCAAGATCGATACCAAACGCGAAATGCTGGCCGACTACCAGCCTTGGATTGACGGCGTGCTGGCAGCAGGTCAAGGCGGCAAAGACGACGTCCTATCCACCGTGATGGTCTGGCACATCGACGCCGGTGCTTTTGCTAGGGCATTACAGATCGCTGATTACGTCATCGCCCATAACCTGCCTCTTCCGGATCAGTACAACCGCGACGCACCAACATTGCTACTCGATGAAATCTCTGATGCTTTTCTGCAGAATTTCGCACAATCCAATCCGTTCCATCCGGATGCGATCGCCATTCTGGAACACGTCGAGAAACTGACCGACGGCAAAGACGCGCCAGATCAGGCACGTGCCAAATTGCATAAGGCGCTGGCCTACGCCTACATGGAACAGACCGGTGACGATGATTTAACGCCAGAGAATCTACCCGCAGCACAAACCGCAATGAAGCATCTATTGCGTGCGCTCGAATTGTTCAACGGCATCGGCGTGAAAAAAGACATAGAAAGACTGGAGCGGCGAATCAAAAAAGCTACTCCAGATTAAAGGGCACCCCCTGGCGCACGGCGGCGCGGGTTGATGACAGGTTACTAGCCTCTCTCTGTCTGACGCCCGCCCACCGCCGACTTATCCAACCAGACCAGTCAATATCATCATGTCTTTTATTGCTACCCCATTCACCAACGATGCCGATACTGACCAGCAAAGCAGTATCAGCAATTATGGTTTCTTTCCTGATGTCGACCTCAATGTTATGCGCGACAAAACCCGCATTGACGGCACCGTGACCGATGATCGCCTCATCGATGCCACTGTCTCCGCAATGATTCATGTCAATAGCGAACTAAGGTCATACAAAGACGCCAGAATCGCAGCCGGTATCACCCAGCTAAAGGACGTGGAAGCACCAACAATCAACAAAGTCAGTACGCTCGTCTCGCACTACCTGCGCGCCGTGTATTGCACCGCCAAAGCTGATCTGATCGAGCGCTATACCGATTACGACACCACGGCCACATCGCTTGATGACAAAAAGCTGGTCGGTTGGCTCAGTAATGGCCCAGATGAACAACGCCGCAATGCGCAATGGGCGATCAGCGATATTGTCGGGCGACCACACGTCACCGTCGAATTGATCTGAACAGCATGAAAGTCATCGCCCAACAAAACGACACGCTTGATCTGATCTGCTGGCGTCACCTCGGCAATACCGCGGGCGTTGTTGAGCAGACCTTACTGCTCAATCCTGCCGTGTCCAGCGTAGGGGCGATTTTGCCTATGGGTACCACTATTACGTTGCCAGACCAGCCCGTCAAAGCAGCCACCATTCACATGATTCAGTTATGGGATTAAGTATGGAGAATCAGATCGCCGTCGTGAAATCCGCACCGCCAGTCACCATCAGTGCCATTTCACTCATGGGCATACCGCTCAATGAGTGGGTGTTTATCTGCACCATTATTTACACGGTACTGCTCACCATTTTTCTGTTGCGCGACAAACTCGTTTTGCCGTGGCTGGAACGCAAACGTGTCAAAGAGGAAGGGGACAACAATGTCCACTGATATTCAGCAGCGCCTTGCCGCTGCCGGGATCGCCGGTGCATTGCCCATCCTCGTGATGTTTGAAGGCATCAGTTTGCCTGCCTACCTTGACCCCATTGGCATTCCTACTATCTGTCGTGGGCATACCGGTGATGTTCGGCTGGGCGACATCGCTACACCGATGCAATGCGATGAATACACCGTCCGGGATCTGCTCAAAGCCAAAGCAACAATGGAAAGCTGTATGCACACGCCGCTCAATGACAATCAGCGTGCGGCATTCGTCTCTTTTGTCTATAACGTCGGCGGTGGTAAGAAAGGCGTGAAAGACGGATTTTGCGTTCTCAAGTCTGGCCGTCCATCAACAATGGTCACCATGCTCAATGCTGGAAACGTTACAGGTGCATGCAATCAAATGCCGTTTTGGGTTGGTGCCAAAGGCAAAATCCTCAATGGTCTTATCAAACGCAGAGCCGTCGAACGCGCAATTTGTCTGAAGGAACCAACATGAAAAAACTCTCTGACTACGTCGATCCAACACTTTGGCTGCTGGCTATATTGGCGCTTGCCGCCGTTTATTTACTGGTTCAACTCAATGACACCAGCACCGCTTTTCATCGCGCCAATGTTCAGGCCGCACAACAATACGAAAAACTCAGTAATGAAAGCATCGAAAAAGAACGCCGCCTGCGTGAAGAAATCGATCTCCTGGCAATACAACACCGAAAGGAAAAACAAGATGATCAAATTAAAAATGAGGCCGCTATCGCTGCTTTACGTGCTGGTACTCAGCGCGTGTCAGTCGCCGTCCGTGCGTGTAGTCCAGCCGCCAGCAGTACAAATTCCGCCGCTGCCAGCAGAGATACAGGTGCGCGAGCCGAACTTGCGCCAGAGGTTGCAGCAGATCTGGCAAACATCGCCGCCGACGGCGACACCGCCATCAAAGACTTGAATACCTGCATTACTACCTACAACAAAGTCCGGGATACCCTGAATGTACAAGCCAGATAGCCTGCGCGCGCACCTGACCGCAGCAAACCCCGATCTGAAACGCGACCCAGATAAACTGCTTATCTTTGTCGATGAAGGCCGACTCATCGCCACCGGCACCCATTCACGCTCGTTTGAATACGCCTACAAAATCAACGTCATCATCACGGACTTTGGTGGTGACGAAGATGCCATCATGGTGCCGTTGCTGGATTGGGTTGGTCGCCATCAGCCAGAGTTGCTGGATAACCCTGAAAAACGCGAGCGTGCTATCCGCTTTATCATTGATTTTAATAACCATGAAAGTGTCGATATTTCATTAGAAATTGATCTGACAGAGCGCGTTATCGTTCGTCAGGAACAAGGCAAACTCACGATCCAGCACGTTGCAGAGCCAGAACCAACACCAGACTATGCCCAACCATTCTGGCAGCTCTACAAAGGCACAAACTTACTGGCCGAGTGGGCAGTCAGTGAAATTAAAACAAAAGCAAAATGACCCATGATCTGACCGCACTGGAAACGTGGGCCAGCACCTTACTCGCTCAACTTGATCCTGCTGCCCGTCGCAAGCTCAACCTGCAAGTAGCACAGGATCTGCGACGCAGCCAGCAACAACGCATCAAGGCGCAACAAAATCCCGATAGCACACCTTACGCATCACGTAAACAGCGTAAAGACTTTAAAAAAAAGCAAGGCAGGATTAAAAAGCAGAAGGGCGCAATGTTCAATAAGTTGCGGACTGCAACCCACCTCAAAGTAAAAGCAGATGGAAATCATATTGAAGTAGGCTTTATTGGTCGTGTCGCCCGTATCGCCAGAGTGCATCAATTTGGGTTGAAAGATAAGGTCAGTTCGAACGGACCAGAAGTAAAGTATGCAGAGCGTGCATTATTAGGTTTCAGCGCAACCGACCGAGACCTTATTCAAGAATCTGTTTTACGACATTTACAGGCAAAAGGCTAAAAAAAGTGATGCATTTACGTTTAAAAATTGCTACATTGCAATAGTATTAAATTAATAAGGTGATGCAATGTCAGGCAAAATTGTTAAGTGTGGCTTATGCCGCTTTGGATTCGAATACGGTGCCCATGTTTGTCAGGGATGTCGTGGCAGAATCATATACGGTGCTACGAATGAGGAAACAGAAGATGCTTTTAAAATTGGTTTAATTTTTTCTGCAATATTGACTTTAATGGCAATTAATTTTTTACCGTCTCTGATTAATGACGCAATCGGTACATCAATCTCTGCCAGATTCGGTATGAGCTATATCTACATGTTTGGTATTGCTGGAGTAGTTGGACTGCTAGCTGGAGGTTTATTAGTGATTTCAACTACTTCGTCAAAGAAGCATCTGGTTAGAACATTCCGTTAAAAGAAAAATCCCCGTTACGTGCCGACGAACGGGGATTTTCTTTACCAGTTTCTGATAATTAATTCCGCCGTTTTCTCCTTG